TATATTGGTTAGTATCATACTCAGCTTGTAATTCTAATTGTTTAGATTTTATTTGTTCAATGGATATAGGTTGTGTTCCGTCTAACCAGTTAATTTTATTATAATCCTCATCATCTAACGAAACTTTTGCATTAGGATTGATTGCTAAAATTGATTTTATTATTGATACCATATTATGCTCCTATCTCAAATCCATAAACTCTTGATCTTGTTCTAACTTGATGCACTTGCTCATTATCGGTATCAGGAGTTGATCTATTTAAATATGCAGTACCTTGTGAAATCCATTGAACTTTATATGTAATTTCAGAAGTTGTATTTGGACTATCTAAATACGTTGCGTGTAATCCGTTATCGTGATTATTATCTGATGTACTATAACTAAAATGAGAAACCAAAGCACCTTGACGATTACTATCACCATCTGCACCTAAATTTGTACTTGTTGCTGATATTGTTCTTACCAACCTAAAAGCGGCACTAACAGAGTCATTTGAACATTTACCAATACTTAAAGTTAATAAAATTTTATTTGATGTACTAGACGGAGTTATAGTAAATGATAATCCTGTTATATCAGTATAAGTATTTGTTGCCGATAAACTTGGTCTTGTAGTTATTTCAGCATGTTGTATTTGTAAAAATTTTCCACCTACACCTGATGCTAAATCAGAACTTGTAATAGTTCCATCTGCTATTTTAGCTGATGTAATAATTCCATCTGTAACATCACTTGCAGTTAAAGGTGCTGCTGTTGGTTTCTTACCTATATATCCCATATTAATTTACCTCTTATGAACTGATTGCATCTACTGCCGATACCCATACATCTAATGATGAAGCAGCTGATGAAACTACTTTTAAAGCATCGCCTGATTGAACAACAAATTTTGCGCCACCGTCTAATACCTGTAAAGCTGATTTTGACGGAATATCAACATCCTTAACTAAATGAATGTCATTAGATCCATCGTTAATAAAAACTGATGCAGTTACCGCAGATGCAGTAACATTGGCAACATTAATACCAACGATAGTGTCAAAGCTGTCTGCTGTGAATACCGTAGTATTTCCAGTGCCAACGTTGTTACTCGTATATCTTCTAAAGTTTTGAGCCATTTTTTTTTCCTCTTGTTATTGTTAAAGTGCAATCGCCATTGCAATCGCAAATCCTGGTGAAGCAAACGATGAACTGTCTAAAGCTGCATCTTGCCAAGCAGATCCTGAATAGACACGTAAGGTATTGCTGCTACTGTTAAAGTATAAATCGCCTGCATTTAAAGCGTCACCATCATTGTCCACGGTTGGATCTGATGATTTTGCTCCTAAGTAAGTGTCATCAAAATTATCTGCACTGGCTGCTGCTGCTGTCGCTGAAGCTGCTGCTGCTGTGGCAGAGTTTGCTGAGTTAGTCGCTTGCGTAGAAGCTGTCGATGCAGATGAAGAAGCATTCGATGCTTGCGTTGAAGCTGTCGATGCTGAGCTTGCTGCTGCTGTAGCGCTTGAGGCTGCAGCGGTTGCTGACGTTGCAGCTGCTGAAGCTGATGTCGTTGCTGATGCAGCATCTACTAATAGATCCCATTTTGCGCTATCAGTGTTAGTTGTTAGCGGTTGAGATCCTGACGATGTGTGAGCCGTGTTGGCTATAAAAATATTGTTTGTGGAAGTATCTTTAACGATGTCTCTTCCTTGATAACTTGTAGAAGCGGACCAGTTACCTTTAAAAGTTCCAAGTTCTTGAGTTACAGATATTTCACCGTTAGCATCAAAAGCTAAAATTTTAGAAGCACGATCAGTTGCACCTACAGTAAATTCTGTAGATGTCATTGTATTAGTTTTTGAAATTTTTATTGATCGATCAACTTCTTCTTTAATTTCTTGAGCAATAGAAGTAACTTTATCTAAAGCATCTTCTAAAGTATCTGCTGGTAAAGGATCGTTCTCAATTAAATCAACACCTTGAGTTTTAGGTGTGTCTCTTCTTAAAAGAACAGTTTCACCGCTCGCAGGAACATTTCCAGTAGTAAAAGTAACGCTTCCTCCGTTAGCAGCACCAACACCACTGACAGTATAGTGAGTTGAAATCGTTTTCGTAGTTTCCGTACCATCACTGCTCCTTATTATTACATCAATGTCGTCTTGATCTGTTATTTTAAAAGTATAAGTGAAAGCTGTTGTAGAGCCGTCACCGCTGTAGCTATTTTTAATTGTTGTAGTCGATATTGTCATTTGTTTGCTCGTTTATAAATTCGTAGTCACTTGTATTTTTAAGTGGCTCACCGAAATTTTTAGTTGTTGCTTTTTCTGTTAAGATATTATCTCTCTCATCAGATATTCTTTTGAGAGTTTCTTCTGATTTTTCCCACGCACCTAATCCGTTATCACCTCCTATCATATCATTGTATGCAGCTTGTCTTGCCTTGCTAACAGCTTTTTTGATTGCGTTTTGTTTTAAAAAGTTATCTGCATCTTGATATTCAATGCTATCAAGTAATTCTTCTTCAATTATTTGTTTTGTATATTGACCTGATCTTTTTTGTAAAAAACTTAATTCTTCTGATGTATATTCAACAGTAGCTGATAAACCACCTATGTTAAAAGATTTACCTCTTTTAACTGGTATGATTTGCACATTTGTATTTACTAATTCGTCTCTTACTCTGTCTTTTTTTTCTTTTGTATAAACACCCCAGCCTTCAACTTCATCACCAAGATAATCATATTGTTTATTTAAGTTTTTAAAATTTAATCTTTTCTTAATGTATTCGTCTATTTCTACTGCAAGCTTTTGATTATTTTCATCTTGATAAGCACCTTTAATTTTTCCAATTTGAGAAACAAAGCCTGAGCCTGGAAAAGTAGATGTAACCATTCCTTGAAACATTCTCTCACCACCTTTTGCTGCTCCAAGTTGTTTGAAGTTTTGGTAATCATTAAATGCTTTACCTACTCCTGACATAAATGTTGAAGATGCTAAGTTCTCACCTGCTGATAACACAAACGATGTCAACATTCGTAAGTAATCTCTAGCTTCGTCATTATCTTGAAAGCCCATTTGTAAGATCTCTGACAAATCAGCTGCTTGTTTAAACATCATCGCAACTGGATCAAACAATACATTTGAAACATTTACTCTGTAAGTCTCACCATCATAAGGAATGTTTATTGTGCCAGTTCCAATACCTAGCGTTTTTTTCATTCCATACTTTCCACGATCTGCATCGACAGCAAGTTTTGGTGAAGTACCAGTAGCATAACCACCGTAATTCATTCCCATCACTGAAAGATAAAAAGCAAAACCAGTCATCATTTTAGCTTTAGCTTTTTGAGCAAGAACTGGATTGTTGCCCATTATATCTTCTCTGTATTTTTTTAATAATAAGTTTGCACCTGGTGTTCTTTCTAATGCAAAACCTACTACGTTTGTTGGTGTTTGAATAAATGGTAAATAATAATTAACTAAAAAATTTGCTGGTCCTAAAGTTTTTTTTGTTTTTAACTTTTGTAAGATCTGACCTAAATCTAAGAAGTCACCTCTAGTTCCCATCTTAGTTTGAAAGGTTACATACTTTGCACTTTCAAATGCTTCTTCGGTCATACTCTTAGTTGGATTAACAACTAAGTCAGCCAAATACTCAGGTGCTCTATCAGCTTTTAAAACTCCATCATCAATTTTTTGTAAAGTCTGTCTATATGCCATTGCATAAAGTTCAGATCTGTATTCTAAATTTTTAAAATAATTATCAGCTACAGTTAGAAATTTTGTAGGTATTCTATCTAAAGTAAGTATCTTACCTGCCATATCTAAGAAGTCTGCTTGTTTAGATCCTTCTGCAGCGTTAAATGTAGCAGCTGAAAACTTATGTGATCTTGTTTCAACCTTAGATCCTTGGATCATACTTTGGATGTTAAGTTTTTCTGATAAAGTTCCTGCTCTACCTATTGCAGCCCACATTTCTTGAAAGGCTTGAGTTTTGCCATAAGCTTTAGCAATATCCTCATACTTTGCTATTCCGCCTTTTTGTGTGCCACCATAAACTCTTGCAGCTAAAGTATTCTCAACTTGATTAATTCCTTGAGTAATCCAGTTACCAGCAGTGTTTCTAACGTGTGTAAAAGGATTTGATAATATTGCATTTATAAAAACTTCAGAGAAAGCTTCAGAAATATTAGTTAAAGTACCAACGCCTTCAACTGCTTTTACTCTTCCTTTGCCACTTTTAATTTGTTTTAGGTAAACTTTAGCAAAACTTCTTATCTCTTCTTCACCACCAATTTCTATTAAGAAATCATCTTTATTTAATTTTTCAACATCTACAGCTCCAAACTTATTAGTGCCTGATGTTTTAATACTAAACTGTTGTAGCGCTCTTGCAGTTTCTGTTTGAACACCTTTTAAAATTTTAGTTAACTCTGATGTAAGAGCCATATGCTGTCTAAATTTTAAGACATCATCTGGTGAACCAGTAATTGCTTTATTAGCAAGTTGATCTAATTTAGAAAAAGAAGCTTCAACTAATTCTCTCGTTGCTAAAATATATTCAGCATTTAGCGTGTCACCTTTTTTTAGGTTTAGCAAAGTATTAGTAAGTTTCTGAGTATCTTTTTGTAAGAAGCTAGCTAATGCTTTTGTTTCTTCTTCAGTTTGTTTTCCTCTTTTTCTTTTACCAATATCTTTTGCGTATTTTTTCGAGACTTCATCTATAAATTTTACGATGTCATCTTTGCTATTCATCTTGTCGATATTAAAATCGTCAAGCATTTTAGGAGTAATCTTTCCTCCAGCTTTTACTTTAAAAATTATATCGTCAGCTCTAGCATTAGGTTTAGGTGGATCAATTTTTGTTTTTACTGTTGCAGTAAGTTCTTTATCTATAACTGCACCAGCTTCTTCACCATCTACTTTTACTGGTGTTTTATCTTTAGATAAAAGTTTGTCTCTTCTACTTTTAGTATTAGGACCTATGATCTTTGTATCAATTATTGTTTGTGCTTTATCTAAAAGATCTTTTGCTTCAGACTTCGAGACTTGGCTCGTAATCGTTCTTATATTAACCATTATGTAAATTTACTTGTTGAGAAAAAACAAATATCTGAGGATAGTTATTTCTTACTCTTTTTCTGTTGTTTGTGAAATATTATTGTTTCCGATACTTTCTTATCTAGCTTTACCTAGAGTATCACCTTTGTTGGTATCGATACCTTGAGATTTTAAAAATTCACCTGCTTTTGCTGCAGCTTGACCTGTTGCTTTAATAGCTTCAGGTGACAAGTTAGGTCTTTTCAATAATGTTTTTATCTCTTCATCTGAACCAGTGTATTCATTAGTCTCAATGTTATAACGATCATTGCCAGTAATTAATAAGGCTTGACCATAATCTATGCCTTTGTCTTTAGATAATTTCTCAGCTGCTTGTCTTCTTTTTTCTGTTTCGATTGCGCCAAAAGGTTTTTCACCTGCTGCTGCTGCATCTACAGCTGCGCCTGCTGCTGCAGCTCCACCTACAGATACTGCTGCTTGATCTGCTCTTCTAAATTTTTTTATATTTTTTATTATCGGAAATATCTTATCCAAAGCTATTCCCATTGCTCCAAACTCTAAAGCTTGAACTGTTTTATCAAATAATTCATCTGCTGGTGTATCGTCATCTATACCAACTGCTGTTTTCAAACCATTAATAGCATCAGTATCAACCATAAAACTTGCCTTCTTATCAAAAGCTAAAGTAGATCCTAAAGCAAAAGATACTGGTAAAGCATATTGTTTAGGAATACCGATCGATTTTACTTTCTTATAAATTGGATAAACGAAAGCAGCATCTTGTCCTAAAGCTCCAATAATTCTTGTTGTTAATGGATCGTCTTTATCAATCTCATTCAAGCTTTTCTGTTGAGCTTCTATTCTTTCATCAACAAATTTAAATACGCTATCTTCAGGAACTTTTCTATTTCCATAAGTAGCAAAAGCAGCAACATCATTAACAAAGTCAAATCCGTTCATACCGCCTCTAACAACTGATACAACAAGATCTCTTGGCATAGCTTTGATGTATTCCATAACATCCATACCTAAAGTTCTTTTCTCATCATCAGTAACTTCACCAAGTTTAACTTCGCCACTTGCTGGATGAACTGCATTACCTTCTAGCTCAGCTGTATCTACATTATTATCTTTTAATAATTTATACTCTTTGCTGGTCAGCATATTTTCTTGATTTAAAAGAGGTATGTAAAACTCATCTATAATATTTATATCAGCCATCTTTTTTAATTCTTCCTAAACCGCCCATATATTTAAAAGATCCATCAGCATTTGTTTTATCACCAAAGATATTTTTTCTAGTACTTAATACATCAAACATAAAATCTAATCTCTTGATGCTTTCTTTGTAAGTTCTTATGTCTATCTTTTTTTCTTTTAGCTGCTGTACAATTCTTTTCTCAAAAGCATCTTGAGCAGTATCAGGATTTTTATTAATTACTTGTTTGAAATCTGTAATATTTATAAAAGCAGGCATTGGTAATTTTTCTGGTTTAGGTAGATCTTTCTCAGCGTAAGTATAAATAGTTTTTAAGTAAGCATCCTGAGCTGACAAACCACTATTAATATATTTGTTATATTGCTTTATAGCTTCACCTGACTTTTCTTTTGCCTCTGCTCTTTTTGCAGTAGCATTTAAAACCATAAGACCAAAATCGCCCATATCTTTCTTGATCTTGTCTTGATAGATTTTGTAATCGTTAAATCCATCTGTATCGCCTCTATATTTTTCTATAATTTTATGAAACTCAACAACTTGGTCTGGTGGTACTCCTTTTAATATATCTTTATCGTTGTTAAGAGCATCTTGAATAACATCTAAATCAGAAACAGAGGAAGCTACTGCTAACTGAGCGTTGATTACATTTACTAATTCTGGATCTTCAAAAGTTTCATCTGAAGCATAGAAAGAAACTAGAGCATTATACTGTGCAGTATTTATAGATCTTATTTGATATAGATCGTGGATCTCATCTAAAGTAATATTTTTTGATCCATCTGCTATTTTAGATTTATTTAAGTTATCAATAATACTAGAGAAATTTTCTAATTGAGTTCTAACAGTTGCTCTTTCTTCGTTAAGTTGTAACTCTTCTTCTTGAATAACATCACTAATTAATTTTGCTCTACCTTTTTCTAAAAGGCTTTTGCCACCTATTGGACCAAATCTTTTAAGAATGTCTGCTCTAGTATCATTATCTAAAATATCTATATCTCGATTATCAATACCTTTGATGTAAATATTTTTTAAGTAAAGTAAATCTTTTTTCTTTTTAATCTCACCTAATTTTTTTTCACCGTAAAACTGATAATTCTCAGGTGAGCTAAAAAAAGCTTTATACATTCTGTCACCTTCGTTTCTATCAACTTTATTATCGCTTGTAGCTTTAGTGATGTAACTGTCTAATTCTTTATTTTTTCTATCTTCAGATTGTAAGATAGATCTGTTTAATATTTCTTTACCAAGCGTAAGACTTGTAGAATTTTTTTTCTTTCTAATATATTTATCTACTAATTTATTGACTGACTTGTTTGATCCTTCAAATTCTATTTCATCAAGATCATTTCCATATTGAATTACATCGGTAGATTTCGTGCTTCTTTTATACTTACCATATATATCTGTAATTTTATTATTTACTCCAGTAATAATATCAGCTGCTTCGTTAGCATCTTCTTCAACTTTATTTTCTAAAGCGACAGCTTCAACTGCTTTTCCAAAAGATGATATACCTTTACCTAACTGAGTAGCTGCACTTAATGGTACTAAAGCTCCTGATACATCAGGTGTGCCTGGTGTTCTTGGACTTCCTTGAACTTGAAATATTTTTATCTTTGCCATTATATCAAATCAAAATTGTTTGCTGTTGATAGTAAAGATCCTGCTGCTTTATAGTATTCTGTTCTTGCAGTTAATTGACCTTTGTATAATTCACCTCTACCTCTAGCTGCTAAAAGTAAAGATTGATTAGTTAATTCAGTTTGATCCATTTCCTGATTGAAATCTCTCATCGCTAGATCTGTTGCTCTGTTGTAAGAGTTTTCAAGTAGAACTAAATAAGGACTTTCATCATTTCTAATTTCAGCTCCTGAGTTTATAAAAGTAACAAAATCACTTGCATTATCTTTTTTAAATCTTTTTACTAAAATAGGTCTTGTAAATTCCTTATAGCTTTTTGCATTTATTTTTCTTTTAGCGTTACTATAAGAAACCTGCTGCTGAATAACTGAATTGTTATACTTACTTATTGCTTTTGCTGATTGTGCTGCTGCTATGTTACCTAAAAAACTCATTTGTATATTTTTGCCATCCTAAAGTAATCTGTTTTATCAGGTCCATATTTTTCCATAAGACCTTCTTTTTTTAATCCTAAAAATTCTGCAAATCTTACACCTATAGCGAAGTTTGCTTTGACTGCAGTCTGCAATCGCCAAATTTTATTATTGCTACAAAGCAAGTCAGTTCTTTTTCTAATTAGTCTTGCTGCTTTGATTTTATTTTGAAGTATTCTTTTGCTTGAGATAACCCAGCCTTCAGCCACTCCACTCCATAGTGGACACACGCCACCAGAAACAACAGGCTTACTATTGTATAGTAGAGTGTAAGATAACCCAGGTGTTGCAAAGTCAATCCTATTTTCTTCATATTCTGCATCGCCATCCATTAATTTATCGTTAAGCCCAAACTCGATCATAAATTCACCGTGTTCAGGTTGGTAAGGAACAATCTCGTAATTATCCATCTGACGTAACAACTGTTGGATAGATCGCTAATACCGATAAAGGTAAAGGTTGATCTTGTTTTATAAAAATAAATCCATCACTGTTGTAATCGTCTCTAAATTCTATTTCTCTATCACCAGCTAATAAAGTATTGACTGGTGCTGATAAGTCGCTTGATGTAGTTCTAAATGGAACAGTCTCTAGTTTTGCTAAGGTTGGTCCAACTTTAACTCCAACTGTTTCAAATAATCTTAAAACAACTTTACTAATTCTTTTTGTCTTACCTTGCGATGTACCTTCTGCAGCTCCACCTTCTATTCTCATAGTCTGTAAAACACTATCGTAAGCTAAACCAACAACAGCTTTTGTTGTCGATCTATCTAAGGATATAGAGCCACTCGACACTATCTTAGTTGCGTGAGTAGAGCCATCCGCTAGGACAGAAACAGTTTGACCTTCTAAGTGGCTCAATCCTGACAGCGTTGATGTAGCTGACCCATCATAAGTAAGATGACTATCTAAAAATTTAAAATCTGTTGCATCGTTTTCGTCAAAGTCAAAGTTAGCAAAAACTTCTACAAATCTTTTTGTAGATCCATTTATTGTTCTTTTTACAATTACGTAAAATTCATCTTCAGTTAAAGTTCCTGAGATAGATGCTGCACTTTCTACAACTGCGTGAGCTTCATCTGTTGAAGCAAGTCTTGTTGTATCACCACTACTAATCGTTAAAAAGCCAGAAGCTTGAGGTGTAGTTTCTTTTATCGTTACAGTATTAGTGCTAACTGTTGCTGTAAAATCAGCGTCAGCGTCAATTAATGTTTTTAAGTTTGTAGCCGTTTGATTGTTACTAGATGTACTATGAAACTTTCCTGATGTGGCAGACGTAGCTGAAGTAAAAGTTGTAGTTGTTCCATCTGATTTTGTAAAAACTATTTTTGTACCATCTGCTATATTTGCAAAATCTGTAACTGTTATTGTTGCTTCACCAAATTTGCCACCTAAAATGTGTCTGTGCCAAGCAATTACATTTTCTGATCTTTGATATGTAAGTCCAGCTAAAACTCCATCGTCTCTTACACACCATAAAATACTATCAGGCTCTTGCTGGTATGACATTTCATTGATACCTGATTTAGTTACAATATCATTTAAAATAGTAAGATCAGGAGCAACGTAACCGTCAGTGTCAAAATTATAACTTAATTCTCTAATTTTTCTTTTTGCTTTTTGTAAAAATAAAACTGCGTTACCTGCAGGAATAGCATCAACATTAGCTGTTCCATAAGAACTTTGTTTTTTAATTACAATATTAGATGGTGTAATTGCAGCATCTGTACCATCTGCCGAAACTGTAAATTCACCACCAGTCGTACCAACGATTAAAGTTCGTTGAGCTTTTAAATATCTAATTCTATTTACTTGGTTTGACGCAATCGTATAGATCATTGCATCGTCTGCGTTAGTGCCAGCAGTCATATTTTCATAATCACCTGATTTAGAAAAATATAATGTTTGTGGTTCAGCAGTAGTACCAGCAAAGGCCAAGCGTTGCTCAAAAAATGAAACGCAGGATGGATGTCCAGTCGTATCTGAGAAAGCTCCAAGCTTCCAATCAGTTTTTGCATCGGTATTAGCGAAAGCTGTAAGTATTGTGCAAACAACTACGGTAGTGTTTGTTCTACCAGTTATTTTAGCAATACCACTATTAAAAGATATTAATCTTCCAACATCAGTTGTTTGAAATCCATCGCCATTGTTTATTCCAGTAACTGCTGAAGCAGTAAAATTAACTGAAGTTCCAACTGCAGCCGAAGCTGGTGTTAGTGTAGTCGTTGTTGAGTTCGTTGATAGGTAAGGTCCATCAGTAAAATCAACATCGGTCAGTGTCCAGTTTGTATGACCAGTTCTTGAAAGCTTCTCTACTTCGTGATTAGGATGAGTGATGTACATTACATCAGCTGACTGAGCAAATTTGAGATCAAATAGTTCAGCTTCTAAATAAGGTGTAGATATTTCAAAAGCAGATCCACTATCTAAAACTTGACCTTGATCTTTGTAAACTCTCATATACTGATCGCCAAACTCAAGAATGTAAGTTTGTACTGTAGAAAATTCAAAAGGTATTAATCTTGTTTTCTTTGAACTTGTTTTTACTTCAGCAATAAATTTAGTTCCCACTCTGCGTGTTGCAGATCCTTGAGGATGTATTAAAAAATTTTCTAAAGTTTTTGCTCCAGTAGCATACTTAGCAAAGTCAGTTCTTCCGTCTAGCTTTGCACCAAGCTCACCTGAGACAAAACTTGTTAAAGCAAGTGTTGTTCGTGGCATTATAATCTCGCGTCAGTAAATTCGTTACTCTCAACAGTTCCTAAACTATTTTCTGTTGCATCAATAAATCTTGCTTCTCTCAATCTTTCATCTGCTGTAGTTGCATAATTTTTTGCAAGCGTAGCATTGTTTGTGATTGCGTAAGCTAGATCTGCTGCAAGTAAAGCTGCAAGAGCTTCTTGTAAATAACTATCGTATTCGTTTGGATCTGTAATAAGAGCGATATAAACTAAAAATACTGTTCCTTCGTCAGTTTTTATTTTTCTTCCTTCAACAGCATAATCTAAGCTGGAAGCAATACTATCTGTAGTTCCGTTATGAACTTTTAAAACTCTTAAACAATCAGAAGGTAAAGTAAATTGATTTGTATATTCAACTACTGGTGCTGAGCTGTCCTCTGCTAATTGAACTCTTTTTGTTAAACAGTTCCAAGCGTGTGATCTAAAAGTTCTATTTCTTATTGGTTCGTATCTTTGATTACAAAGTCTTGCATTCTTACTATCTTCAGTCAAAGCTGTAATAGTAGAAGCTCCAAGTAAATTTAAAGCTGAATTGCATATATCAACTACCGATGCCATTTATTTCCTCACAATTAAAAGTTATTAATAATTTTTCGTTTGTCACCTTCTCAGGTCCTAATTTCATAATCGAATTGTAAGATCTGATATAACCATCACTTACACAGTCGTAATAATTTGGATATTCTATAGCTAGTCTAGTTTCACCTAATAGAGTGGAAGAGCCATTGCCTATAGAAAACATATATAACACTAATAAATATTTCATTTTTCATATTGGTAAGACCTGGCGATCGATTGACCGCCAAGCCTAATTGCAGATAACTCTACGCCTTAGTTAACAACGTAAGATATGTTCCAAGATAGAGTTCCGATTGTTCCACCAGCAGCAGCCATTGTAACTGCTATGTAGTAGTAACCGCCTGGATCTGTAGTATCACCAGCTAACTCGTACATTTTCTTACCAGCTGTATCGATGTCAGCAGCTTCAAAACGAACGTCTGCCATAGCAGCAGCATCAGCTACCGCAGTTGCAAAAACATCTTCGTCTTTAACTGTTCCATCTGTTGTGTAAATTCCAACATTGAAAGTACACGATCCACCAAAAGTGTCAGAGCCAATGAATAAACTTGGCACTGCAGCATTTGAAGGTATCGGTGCTAACATAACAACATCGTCATTATCACTATCACCAGCTGCCAACTCAACAGTTCCGTGCGCTGTTCTTAGAACACCGTGCAGTTCCGCTGCGTTGTTTTTAACTTGAGGAGTAGCTTCAAAGTTAGCCACTAGATCTGTATTCTTAGTTCCCATTTTGATTTTCCTCCTCTATTACGCTTCGTGTGCTTCAATAGTCACAACTTTTTCTTCTTCCATTCTAGTTGCTCCCATTGTCATACACACGTAGACTTGAGTTGCGTAACCTTTGTCAGATCTCTCATCTATTCTCGTCATAATGTCTTGACCAAGCGCTAACTTGATGCCGTCACCAGCATAAGCTAAGCAAAGTCTTTTAGACGAAGCTATTGAAAGTCTGTTAGAAGTTACGAAGGTAAAGCCTAAGAATTGGTTTATTTCACCATTCACTAATGCTTTAACTGTATTAAAATCCGAAGATGTTACTTGCGTAGTATTTAACAAATCAGAAATTTGTTTTGGTCCTACGATTAAGTATCTTTGGATTGATGGATCTACCGAAGCGCTATCGAATTTCTCTTTAGCTGATCTTAACTTCGTTAGAGTTAAACCATCTGTACCACTTTCAGTAATTTTCTGAGCTGATGGTAGCGCTACTGTTGTAGAGCCAGTCTCACCTGAGAAAGCATTACCAGAAACGGATGCGATGATTTCATCATCCATACTTCTACCGAGCGCGAACGCAGCGGCTTGAGCATAAGATGACGTTGGATCGATTAGAGTTCTAACCTGATCTTGCTTGTCGATCAAATCAGCGTACTCATAATCAACCATTGATACTCTTCTTCGAGAATGTGGTGTGTCGATTTGAGGAGTGTCTGCGTGCCTTGTTGTTCTTTTTTGTGCAACTGCTTGCCCAACTTGTTCAAAGAACGCATTTTTTCCTACAATCGTTTCACTGTCCACAGTGTTTCTTAGAAGAGAACCTTTTTGTTGAGACAACATTTGTACATTGTTTGAATACTGCTGTACGAATGCTGTAGTTATTTGATTAGACATAATCTAATCCTCCTCTTAGTTGATTGTTGATTGATTTAATCGTTTTGATTTTCCGATTACTCGGATCTCGACTTTGCCTTTATAGTCTGCAATTAGACTTTTTTTCTTGCGGTCTTTTTAAGATTATCGCTTGAAACTTGTTTGACCCAGTCAAAATATTTTTGCGCCTGACTGATTGGATCTTTTCTGTCGTATTCTGGTCCAAACTCAGTAGCTAAACGCAAACATTCTAACTTGATTTCAATATCTGAAATCTGTCCTTGAGGTTCAAATTTTTCGTTAGCCATTTAATTGCTCACGAAGTTTGAATACCTGATCGACAGTTTTCTTATGATTAGGATGCGTCTTATTCCAATAAGGTGATCCATCTTCAGTAAGTTCAGATATTTCTTTTTCAATCTCTTTAGCCGTTGTATAACTAGCTTCACCTTTAATTATCTCATCTTCAGATAACTTATCAGCTAACATTGAAAAAGCTTTTATGACTGCAACACTATCGCCAAGTCTTGAGCCGTCTTTCATAATGGTATTATTAAGCATATCATTACCAAGAGTATCGACTGCAAGCTTCTTAGCTTGGTCTAGTCTTTTGTTGAATGTAGGTCCAAATTCTTTTTTTAGTTCAACTTCAGCAGCTGCTTGTTTTTCTTCAAACACTTTCTGATTATCAGATGTCTGCTGCGTATTCATTTCGTTATAAAACTTAATGATACGTTCAGCTTGTTTAGGTAATAAACCTATTCTGTAAGCTGTTTCGTTGAATGTTTTAAGTTGGTCCTGATTAATTTCATCTTCTTTAAAAGAATACTTATAATCTTCTGGTTTGGTTGGTCTGCCTAACTTATTAAACACTTCCTCCCAATCCTCATCCGTTGCCATTTTATTAGGTATAGCAACTTTATTAGCTCCAACTAATTTTTGTGCAGAAAGATAAGATTTTACAAAGTCATTCATCGTTGTAAAATTTTGTAAAGATTTTTCGTCTTTGTAGTCCTCTGGTATTAACTCTTTAAAGTTAACTACTTTTGGTTCTTCTGCTTTTTGTTCAGTAGTAGCATCTGCTAATACTGACGGCTTCGCCTCTGTCTGCTGCTCAGCCACTTGTTCTTGAGCAACTTCTTTCGGCTGCTCAGATTGCACTTCTGGTGCAGTTGTCTGATTTTCCATATATATCCTTATGTTAGTCTTTTTGATTTAATAAACTTTCAATAAACACCACCAAAGATCTTTGACCTTCAAAAAATGCGCTTTCGTGACTGTCGCCTTTGATGTGAGTAGTATTGAAAAAATGGGATCTCTTTTTGAGATCGTCTAAAACTATTTTACCAGTATCTGTATTAAATGTTGTTTTATAGTTACTGATTAATTCTTTTAATTTTTTATTCTGTTCCACGATTTAATTCTTTGACCATTGGTGCTGCATCTTTTGCAATTTTAGCTTCTTGCATTTGCTGCATCATTTGCATTTGTTGTTGTTGCGCACTTTGTCTTTCTTCTCGTAGTTTCTTAACTTCTTTATCTGACTTAATCATTCTCGCTGGCAAGCCAGTAATTCTTATAACTTGTTTAATTAAACCATTCTCATCAATGTAATCTTGCACTGGAGCAATCTGACCGATTTGCCCAAAGAGTTCTAAACCTCTCATCAATGATTGAAGCTCTTGACCTTTTTGTGCTAACGCCATTGGTGATACATATTCAATGTCAACTTCTTGATTAGCAAGTATCTCAGGCGCTGGCTGAAATAATTTATTTCTAAGCATAATATTAAAAACTCTTAATATCATTGGCTGTAGTAATTCGGATTGTAATCTTCCTAACACTGGACCAAGTATTCTCATCTTCTCTTCATTACGCTGTAGAACTTCTGTAGCTGTCATTGTTCTATTTGCTGTAACCATAAGCTGATCGATATGAAACATTTTAGCGATAGCTTCTCTTCTTTGGTTTTCTTGATTAAGAGTTACAGATGTGTTCTGTCCAATATTTAATGGTTCTATTCTATCTCTTGATCCTGATCTATAGTAATTCAAAGATCCTGCAGACATTCTAATTGGTGAAAGCATACTGTCATCAGGAACTAATAAAGGTGGATCAACTTGTTTAGCTGCAGCTTTCAATGCAGTCTCTACCATTTTATTTAAAACTTTTACATCAGGTAAAGCATTCATCGCTGGTGATCTACCATAGATCTCAGTTGAAGCTTTTAAATATCTTGGAACAACATAAGGCATTTCTCTAAAGCCACCTATGTTAATGATATGTCCTTCACCATATTCAAAATAAATACTTTGAAATGGCATATTCTTTTTATCTTCTTTTCTTTCGTTATAAATCGTTCTAGGTCTTACAACGTGAACAAGTTCTATTTCTTCAAAAGGTTCTTTCTTAAATAAATTTTGTGTCGATCTACTAAAGTTTTCAAATCCAAACTTATCTATCGCTGCTTGAACTGGCATTTTAAATCTACGATATATAGTATCGACCAAACCTTTTTTATTTTCTTGTACGTAAAATTCTTTTATATGTCTTGAAGAGAAACGAATAATATCGTCTTCGTCTTCTTCAACCATTAAGCACGCTGTGCCAAAACAAATAAGATCGTGGTAAGCTTCAAAGACTTCTTGTTGAAAGTTAGATCTTGAAAAAGCTAAATACATTTTATCAATAGCATCTTCTAGCCACTCTTTTGCTTCATCACTTTCATTAAGTAGGCTTTCTTTGTAGCGCATTGAAAACCATCTATTTGCAGATGAGGTAAGCATTCCGTGTAAGGAAGCTGCAAGTAATTCTAAAGCGTGAATAGCTGTAGCATCAAAGATCTGTATATTTCTTTTATCGCCACGTTGTCTTTCTTTATTTATCTCAGCTTTTCTAGGCTGCATAAAGTCAGCACATTCTTGCCAATGGCTTTCCCAAGTGGATCTCTTATCCATCAATCGTGCTAAATTATTTTTTAATTCAGCTGCTAGTCTTCTAAATTCTTGTTGCTGCATTATCCGCCTAATAGAGTTTTCTTCGCTAATTCTAACTCTTCACTAACTCCAGTAGTTGATGTTAAAATTGTAGATCTTCTACCTTTTCTTTTGCTTTGGTCGTATTGAACTGCTTCTGCTTTTGTTGGTCCTTTCGGAGCTGTCATCATAGGAGCAGGTGCTGGTGCTGGAGCAGGTTTTGGTGCTGATATAATTCTTCTTACTGGTCCGCCCATACTAGCCTCCTAACAAAGTCGGTTTATCTGTAGTTGCTGTTGTATCGCTATAAGTTGGTGAAGTTAAAATCGTAGATCTTCTACCTTTACGATTTCTATTTCTTTTTCTCATATCAGCTTCCTCTTCTGCTCTTCTAGCAGCATCTTCTGCTGAAGGTACATTTTCCACTTTAGGCATTTCTAATTGTGGAGGTGCTGGCATACTTGGCATTTTAAATAATGAACTCATATATTAAATCCTTTATCGTATTGTTGTTGTCTTGTTTTTATATTTTCAAACTTTTCGTTTTCTAAACCAGTTGCTAAAGTTCTAAGTGCATCATTGAAATGACTAGACCAATCGTGATTTGGCTTAGCCGAATACAATCGATCTTTCTCTTTATACTTACGATGATAATGTCTTAGAGCATTTATAAACTTAGTACAGTTATCTACATCAATGTAGCATCTTGGAAGTAACATCTTAACTGCGTGGATGCCATCTTCTATGGGAAGCTTTGGAGCTATCCTAAATCTTAATCCTAACTGGTGAGCTACTTCTCTTCTTGTTCTTCCAGTTGCGAAATCTGTTTGTTCGAGATCGTGTGGTCCGATATGTTTATCGTACACATAATTTTTTTCCTTGAGGACCTGAGCATAGTGAGGAAACGCTTGGTTACTGTTCTCGTAGCAGTCAATAATATTAATAGCGTGTCCAATATTTTGATAAAACAAAATAGCGGTACTATCATTATAACCAAGATCCCAAGCGGTATTAACAGAATAGCTGGGATCATAAGGCACTCTTGCAATACGTTTCTCATCTTCGAGCTTTGTAATTAGTTCGCCATAAATAGATCCTCTTACATTTCCAATAAAGCTGCACTCAAATTCTTGATTGAAAGTGGCAACTCCCATTACTGAAAGTGCTGCATCTAATTCTTCTTTATCTACTAAACCAGTCTCACTAGCTTTGGCTGTATATAAAAACCAATCTTTCTCAGATCTAGCTTTCAAATACATATCGTAAAAGATGTTGTTCATACCTTTTGGTGTAGAACATAAAACCATCCATCCTTTTCGATCAGATAAGGCAGGTCTTATTACTTCGTCAATCAGCTCTCGACTAATCTGTGAAGCTTCATCGCAAACCACGCCATCTAAATAAATACCTCTAATACTGTCAGGATTTTCTGAGCTTAGCAAAGTGATACGAGCGCCATTAAAAAAATCGCACCGTAACTCTGTCTCGTTGTATTTTGTATTTGGTAATCCTTTTGTATAAAATTTTAAATAATCCCAGGCAATCTTCTTGGCTTGAGAATAAGTCGGAGCAATATAAGCAAAGCGTGGTTGATGGTTCTTATTCATCATACACTCTTTGATTAAATGATTTATCAGCATCACCGTTTTGCCAAACCTTCTATGACAGCATAGAACTGAAAATCTATGTTTGTCTAATTCTGTATGTATGAAAGCTTGTTGCTTTCTTGGCGTATACGGTATGGTGACTTTCATTAGTGAATAGTTGGTGATGGTGGATCTTTCATTCCGCCAAAGCTGGTAAAATCCATTTTTAACCTTGAGAATACAAACTCTGCAAACTCAGGCATATCTTCATCATCGTGAAATCCGTGAAAGACAATCATCATTTCGCCACCGACTGTAGTAAATGTAAAGCCAGTAACATCTTGAAACTTATCAGGTATCTTTTTATCTCTGTTGCTCATAGGTAATTTATCGTAATAACAGCCAGCCGTGCGTTTTTGGTGGTGGTTGCTGTAAAAAAAACATTATTTTTTCTGCAGACCTGAGCCATATTGTATGTCAGGCAATCGCTCCAGGAAGTAGTATCAATAAAAATAAACAAACTTGGTGCAGGTATGGTGCAGATCTTTGCAATACAACTATTTCTCGAACTCCATCACGTGTGCGAGACATTATTTGTCCGCATCTACTACCTGTAAATCAGGCTGCTTCCACTCGATCGTTACCTTCGTGTCTTGAATAACTTCTTGCTTATCGCCATACAAGTTAGGCAGTAGCTTGCTGCTGAGCCACCTGTAATGATGGAGCTTTTCACGAACAACCATAATACTTTTGTTGTCTGCTGTCTCAAGCTCTTCAATCATTTTATCAAGATACGTCTGGCATCCAATCCTACGAGCCATAAGTAATTGCTTTGCAAAATCTTTATGCTTGGCAATCCATTTATAAACTGTCGATAGACTTGGCTGATCTTTGTCTTTGCAGATCCTTGTCAACGGTGTGCCTTCCATAAGTCTTTGGCAAATGTTGTTTGAAATCAAAGTCGTTAATTGTAATTCTCTTGTCACGATACTGTTTTAAATTTTGTAAACTTTTTAGTTTTCCTTCTTTTGTTTTTGGTCCAGTAGATAAACCAGCGTGATTTGGACATCTATACTTCTTTGAAGTTTTGCAAAAGAAACCTTTACGCTTGCAGCGTACTGTGTATTGACTTGTTCTTGTAAAACTTTCGCAACGGTCTGGTTTGAATTTCATAACTGGCAAGAGCTGTTTGAAACAAAAAAAAAGAGTAAAAAAAAATAAAAGTTTTTTGGCAATACGCTTACAACAGTTAAATTATACTGCTGATTTCCAATCTGTATATATCTTTTTATCCTATACTCTTTTGTGAAAAATAATTATTTGAGGATATAATTAATAACTAAACAATTTGTCGAGATTGTCAAAACTTTTTTTTAATTTATTTGATAAGTTATCTAAGACTATCTCATATCTATTTTTTATTGTTGTACGGTGATAACCAAACATTTTACCAAGACTGGTCCACTTCATTCTGTTTGCTCTTAACCATAAAAGTTTACGATCTAATATCGGATTGTCTGATATATCTTTATCAACAAGTATTAATATATCTATGGCAAAGTTATACCTTGTCATCTGCTTAGGAGTAGCTCTCATTACAAGTTTAGGTCTTGCGTGATAACCCCAGTCCTTTGGATTGTAATGCGTCTCTAAGAGCTTGTACATCGATGGACAGCGCTTGTTGTTAGGCTTTGATACAAATCTCTCTGCATAGGCAGCATCATCAAGGATCTCTTTAAGATGACCAATCAGCTTTACTTGTTCTTCAACTATTACTTCTAATCTTCTTTGCATTTCTTAACATCCAAGGATATTGCAGATCTGTAGATTTTATGTCAGCAAACTCTTTAGCTGGCAGAGCTACCAGTTTATCCAACAGCTCCCACTGATCTAGTTTATCAAATTTATATTTCTTTTGGCTTGCAACATTCTGTATGCAACCACGTAAAGCCTTCCAGCCTTTTGATGAATTAAACTTTGCGAAACCGATTTGTTTTACAAACTCTCTGTGTCTTGGCATATCGAATGTAAGATAATGATCCTTCTGTCTAACTGTAATTAACGGCAATCCTTCGACACGAATACGGCTAAGTCTAGCAAGAGATAATTGTACTTGCTCTGTTGAGATCTGAAACTGACCAGCAATATCAACAACTCTTACGAAACTGTTTAAAGTTTTCACGTTAAACTGCTTGCAGCAATGCTGATAAATTCTAAAATCTTCGTCTAATAATTTTAGTTCATTTAGAACTTTTGGATCAGATAGATAGAAACTTGACATAATTTTGTTGGCGCAGAAACTGGTTTCCGCATTTGTTTTTGGTTATTTTTCTAATTAGATAATCTTTGTTTTCGCAGTTAGGTCCGTGAGATACTAAGGACATATGCTCTAAAAATAGCAGCATATCTGCAGGTGTAAGGTTACGCCATTTCTTATCACAATGAGGATAGATCCTGGTTATATCGAACCTGATTATTGGTCTAATTCCACGGCTAGCCTGGCTCTCGTCTACGGTGTAAAAAAACTCATAATATGGAATGTCACAATTTACGGCAAAAAACTTGTAAGGTCTTTGATGCCAAGAGCTTTTGCCTCTAAAAGTGAAGTCTTTGTTGTATATAGTATCCGCTAAAAATAATGGCTTGGCACAACTTGGGCAAATTCCGCATACGTCCAAATCTGTCATATTTATCCCATCGTGCTGAGCTCTATGCCAATGGCTAAAAGGACTATCGATTGTAGAAAATATCTTATTTCTAGGCATTAAAATTCCATACTATTTGAGGCTTATAAGTCAAGGCGTAATACAATATGTATTATATATCTTGCAAAAATCTAGGAATATCGTATAAATTCGCAATGTCAAAAATCAATAAAGATTTTGAAAAGGATCTACAAGAGCTTGAAAAAAAGGTTAAAGATTACAGCCAACAAGCTGATAAAAAAATAGATGAATTTCAATATGGTGACTGGACATCAGTTGCAGAGTTAGAAGATTTTGAGATCAGTTTTAGATCAGGCAGCTTACTTAGTGGATCTACAGCTCAAGTTACATTTTTCTATAAATTACCTAAAGGCAAAAAAGATCACGAAAGAAAAAAATTAGTTATCTTTGGTGATGCAGATGCAGTTCAAGATAGATCTATGATGGTAATTAAAAGAAAGAAAAATTATCAAGCTGGAAATGATATGCAGAATAAATTTAAACACGCTTGGACTAAAGCTGTTGAGCAAGGTTTTGCTGGATATGCAAGGCAACCAAATCCATTTAATTTAAGACAACCTTCTATGTTGTTAGACAGATCTATTAATAGAACTGGTTTAGATAAAAAAACATTTGCAGAAAAATCAGGAAAAAAATCAGCATCACTTTATCATCACACTAGAGGAACAAGAGATATTTCAAGAGAAGCTGCAATTGAATATGCAGAGTTACTTAATATAGATCCAGTGGATTTATTATTTAATAAAATTACAATTCCTATATGGGCTAAAGTTAATACTTTAAAATATGTTGAAACAGACGACAGTCATCAGCCGTGCAAGCTTTATTCTTATTACGCTAAACATCCTAAGATGGTTATTGTGCCAAGAGATATTTATAGATCTAATTTAAAATCAGTGCAGATAGAAGCTGATGGATCTATGTATGATGGTCAAGTTGCTTTTTATTACTACAGTCATTCAGTAAAGTTTGAAGCAGCTAATAAACTTTGTGTTGTTGGAATAAAAGAAAAAGGTTTTATGGATATTGAAGAAACTAATTATTATTTTGGATTAGTAGAACAAATCAGAGGTAAAACAAATTTAATAAATCCTGATCCATATTGTGATGAAGAAGATAAAATTATTAAAAAAAATATAGATCCTTATTTTACAGCTCCAGTAATAGCAATGGTTAATCCAGATCAAATCAGAGATAGAACAGCATCACAATCACATATACCTGCACACTATCTAAGATCTGAAGAAAAATTAAAACAAGAGATTGCATACTTACAAGCAGACTTACACAGACAAAAAGAAAAATCTAAAAGATATTCTGACGTAGAAAAAGAAGTACAAAGAACTATGAACAGACTGATGCAGCAGCAACAGCAATTAGATAGGATGTTGAGAGAAAAAGAAAAAGAAGAACTGTTTGAAGTTCCAACATTTTTAACAAAGAAAAAAAGAGCGTGATGCCTGAGATTGAAAGAGCCAGAATACAACAGAGACTTGAGGAAGTTTTGGATATGCTTTGTAGAACTGCTAATAGAAATATTACTGTGTTTTTACCAAAAGAAAAAAATAAACGTATTCCATATTTAAAAGAAGAAATTAAAAAAACTTTAGAAAAACTACCAAACGAATAATGCCGATAGATAAAGAAAAAAGATTAGTATCAAGATTTGAAGCATCTAAGTTAACTGGATTACCTCAAAGATTTTTAAAACACGCAGTGTCAGATAAATATAGATTTAAAAAACCACCACATAAAACAATAGGTAAGACAACTTTTTATGGTCCAGTAAATCAATTGCTTATGTGGTTTAGTTCAAACCTAAAAGCAGAGAACACTAAGACACAATCAGACAAATCGGACACAAAGAACAAATCATTAAAATCAGTCGGATAGTATAATACAAACTGTATTATGTAGTTGCCATTTAAGATTAAGATACTATCTTAGTCGTTAATGGACAATAAAGTACCTACAGATAACGATCCTTTAAAAATGCAAGTTCTTCCAAAGAGCTATGTAACTTTAGGATTAACTCACCACTCACCTACTCAAGCTTCTCTACCAGATGGAGTTCATCTTTTTAAATACGGAGTATTAACGCAAGAGCAAAGAAGAATGCTGCCATCAAATCCTCAGATGAAAGCAGGTGTATTAGTAAATAACGTACTGCAGAAACATATGGCAGATACCATATGGAAGTTTGGTCCACAAAGAAAATTACAAAAATCTACAAATGATTTAAAAGGCAAATCAGTATCATCAATACTGAAACTTGAGCTTGATGAATATAAAACTTTTCAGCCAGCTAATGAAAAGGAACAAGCTAAGTTTGAGAAGTACCAAGATGAAGTTGCTGATGTTGTCAATAACGCTTTCCAAAGCCTGGAAAAAATACGAAGTGAGCATCTTTATCATACTACTTGCGAAGAGCAGATCTCATTGACACAGGATAAAACAGAATTGTTATGTCCTATTGTTGGAAGAACAGATTTTACTTTTCAAAAAGATGGTTATCCTTTGCCATCAAGAATAGTAGAATTGAAAACTTCTTGGAGTAAGCTCGGCAGGTTAAAGAAAGATGGTACACGTAGTTTTATTGTTTCGACTGCACCATCAGCTCCTTCGTATAATCATCTACAGCAGTGTGCTTTCTATGCAGCTCATTACAATTTTGAAGTGCCAGTTTCCTTAGTTTATGTCACTGCAAAAGGTTGCAACGTATTTGATGAGAGCAACTGCTTAGATCTTACAAAAGAATATTTATACAAACACTTCTTAAATATGAGGAACGTATTTAGAAGAAGAGAAAAAATTTATGGCTTGTTCGAAAACTTACCAAAAGACCAAATGGTTAAAGAGATTGCTGGATTGGTAGATCCAAACTGGGATCATCCTTGGTGTTGGCACGGTATGCCTGATGAGTTTTTAAGACAAGCAAAAGAATTGTGGAAAGTAAATTAACCTGGAGGTCATATGACAAAGAAAAACACAATTATACCTGATGACCTGATACAGACGATTGAAGATTTTAAAAGTAATCTCAGCGGTCAAACGATCAGCATACACGGTAAAGACTATGCAACAGTTGCGCATAGACTTGCTATTGCAAGAAGAAATCTTGGTAGCAGAATGAAGATTGAAACAGAGGTAGTATCTATCGATAAAGATGCTGTGGTCTGTAAAGCAGCTGTATCTATTGGTGACAAAGTTGTTGCCACTGGTTTAGCAGAAGAGAAAAGAACTGCTTCAAGAATTAATCAAACATCAGCTTTAGAAAACTGCGAGACAAGTGCAGTTGGAAGAGCTTTAGCTTTCTGCGGTATCATCAATGATGGTATTGCGTCAGCAGAAGAAGTTGCAGCTGCAATAGAGCAGCAAGATAAAAAAATCCAAGGTGCACTGAAAACATTAAATGCGATCAGTCACGCTGGTAATTTCCAAAAATGGATCTCAGATAATAAAACATTCCTAGCGGATCTGAAGGCGAAGAACCCAGTCAGCTACGATAGTTTCTTAGTGAAGTTCACAGAAATTAAAAATCAACTTAAATCCAACGGAGTAAAAATATAATATGGATCAAGATAAGAAAAAAGAAAGACCACAGTTAGGTCTTGCAATACCAGTTACCAATAAGAATAAACCGTCTAGTTACGATCTTAAAGGTAACATAATGATTGACGGCAGATCATATCGATTTGGCGCATACAAAGCTCAAGCTAAAGGAAATGGAAAACTAGCAGCAGGTGCTGACTATTACTATTTCCACAGAGTAGAACCAATGGAGGCAGCCAGTGGTGGATCAACATCATCTGACTTTAATCCTGCGGAGTTGGAGCAGTAAATGGATGCGGATAAATTCAAATCAGTTGCGATTAACATCAAAACTTACAAGCTTCTACAAGAGCTTGCACAAAAGAAGTTTGAGTTACCGATAAGTATGTCAAAGACGATGGAATTTTTTATACAAAAAGGTCATCAGGAGTTCAAAACAGATGCAGATAAAAAAGCTAAGTAAAGAGCTCCAGGCATTACGAGATAAAAAGACCGAAGAGTATGGTCCATTTAATAAGAAGATGCAAAATATTGCAGACATATGGACCGTACTTGTAGGTAAAAAAATTAGACCGCATCAGGTGGCTTTGATGTACGCAGCAGCAAAAATTGTTAGAGCGAACAACGAATATAAATACGACAGCTACATTGATGCAATTAACTATTTAGTACAAGCAGATGAAATTCACAGACAAGATGTCAGCTCGCTGGTCGATAGCTACTTTCCAACAACAACAAAGGAAGATGTCTCTATATGAATTTAAATTGCATATGGAGTTTTGTGGTTATGAAACCTACGGCAGACAAGTAAGAAAATTTTATAAGATATATGAAGAGAAAATATCACAACAACATTTACGAGTTTCCAAACTCAGAGAATAGAGAACTAATGGATCAAAAGAAACGCCTAGCAAAGATCATAACTAAGATTGAATTTAAGATGCAGCAACCTTACTTCGATGTGCTTAGCTTTGATGATGAGGAGCTGCAGGCGATGGCAAATTTTGGCGAAACAATAAAGTTCGCAAAAGATAATACAGCGTCACGTGCATTATCTGTACTAGCAAGTGACATATTAAAAAAACAGAATGAGGAATATTACTAATGAGAAAACGAAAGCATATGTTCTCAGTCGAAGAAAATAAGTTTGAAGAGAAAAATACTGGTGACTTTATGGATCTAGGATCTAACTTGCATATCAAACTATTTCTTGGAACTGCGAAGTATTTCAGAAAAATGGATAAGTTCTACCACGAAATACCAGTAGCTTGTTTTGAAGCAACAATAAAAAATTCAAGAACTTTAGACACAAATAAAATCAAAATTAATTTGGAGGTATTTAATGCACGCAATAAAAGAGCGGACAGAAGAGCATCATAATATAAATAAAGTTGTAGGAACTAATTTAAGATTTATTAGAAACTGCAAAAGAATAACACTGATGGGATTGGCAGAAGTAATGCAAATTCGATTTCAGCAAATTCAAAAATACGAAAAAGGTATTAACGGAATGAGCGCTTATAGGTTATGGCAAGCAAGTAACATTCTTGGTGTTCCAGTTAGATACTTCTTCGATAAAGATTATATCGGTAAGATGTCAGGCTACCACGGTATGCTTGTCAGAAAATCTACACCAATGCCTAAAGAGCATATGGATATTGATAAGCTTCGGAAGGATGCAGCTGAAATGATAGACGCAGCTGTAGTTCAAGGTAGGTAGATGTGGCTAAAATTAAAAAAGAAACTACTGCACGTGTGGACTGCATTATCACAGAAGTTTTCAAAGACGAAGAAGCAGCAAGTGCAGGTACTGAAGCTGAAACCACAGAAGTTAAAGTCATTGAGATTAAAAACGATCATACGAATTGGAAAAAAATAGATGCCTGATGTACCTATAAATTTACCATACGATAGCAAGCTAGCAAGGATGCGTAAAAGATTGCAAGGTTTGCAGCGTGTAGCAGCAGCTATTAATGATCTATATATTTATGGTGTTTATCCTTCTAACTATCCCAATCTATCTACGGTATTAGAACAGGCTAAGGACCATACCAAAGCAATCATTAAAGAAACTAAAAAAGAAATAGCAGCATTTGATGATCCAATGGATCAATACGATTTAAAAGATAATGAAAAAATTGAGGAGGTTAAATAAATGGACGAAGGCTGGATTGAAAAAATTATAAAAAAAAATATGCCAACAGAAGAAAGCTTAAAAGATATTAGCAAACAAATGCTAGCTCATAATTTAGGTATGAAAGAAGATGAGTTAAAAGTTATTACTGAAGAGAGAGATACTTTGGCAGAAGATAACAAAAAATTAGATAAAGATGTTTCTCTTTATAAAATAGAAGTTGAACAGTTAAAAAAAGAAGTGAATAGATTGTCTGAAGAGAGAGATAATTTTGAAACTTTATTAAAGAATAAATGAAATTAAGAGTTGGTCACGGAGGCTATCTTTCTGAAAATCCTACGCTATGCAGGTCCTCCGCTCGACCTATCATCACGTTGCTTGTATAGTCTAGGTAAAGGCGGTGCTAGTATGACACCGCCAAATTACCTTTTAAATTATATTTTGATTATATGAGTTCTTAATGCTTTTGCTTTTGCATCAGTCAAAGCCTTGGTAGCTCTGACGTTATGATTACCATATCTGTCTTGAGTTGTTTGAAATCTTGAATGTCCAACTACTGATTTTACATAGTTAGAGTTTAGATTTCCTGAGTACAGATCATTGATTAATTTAGTTGCTAAACTATGTCTAAAAGTTTTCATCACTGCACCTTTTAATGGTGAGCTGATAACTCTTATATGACCTCTATGCCATTGGATCTTAGCTAATCCATACTCTGCATATGTGGACCACATAGTATTAGACATACCTTTATCACTGATAGGTCTGTCACCTCTAAATGCAGGAAACAACCAGTTAGATGCAGGCTTGTATTTTTCAACAGTAGAAATCCACCATTGCAAAAACTTTAAAGCCTTTGGATCTACATCAATGCTTCTAAAGCTGCCTTTGTTTTTTGTTCTTTTCAAAAGACCGCCTTCTCTATCATTGTAAGTTTTGTTGATGTCTAATAAACCTTTATCAAAATCAACATCCTTTGGCTGCAGACCTTTTATCTCTGATCTTCTTAAACCAAATAAAAATAAGACTGAGATTAATGCAAACTTATAAGCATCTTCAAAGCTCTTATCTTTTTTAGTTCCAAGAGATATAAGCATTTTTTCGATTTGATTATCATCGATGATTACAGTTTCTTTCTCATATCTTTGGCTGTGATCTGCTGGAACAATCTCGTAGAAAGTATGTGTCTTAAATTTAAGAACATCTAAACAAGGATTGTTACCTTCTTCAGTCATAACATTTAAGAATGATTTTATATGCTTAACCATTCTTACTAACCTCTTATAAGGATAATTAGCTTTATGACATTTGATTAATAGATCTTTTAAATGAACTGTTTTAAATTCAGATAAAAGACAATCAGTCATATAAGGTTCTATCCTTAGCGACCAGTCAGCTTTGTAACCTTGTACTCCTGACTTTGTATAAGTAATAGATGGATCAGAAGCTATCTCAGCTCTGTAATCTACAAACTTTTTAAAAGCAGTTTTGAAGGTTAATTTTGATGGATTAATTTCTGCTTGTTTTGAAACCAATCTATCTCTGTACTCAATGGCATCTTTTTTCTTTTTTATGATGCCTTTGTTTTGTTGCTTACGGTTTAGATCAAGAACGATCCAACCGTTTCTTTTTGGTGATATACGATACGTCATATCTATTTAATAATGGACGTGGCTTATTTCGCAATACAAATCACTCGCTCTAAGAAATTTTACACCGATGAGTTTAGAGCTATTGCTTGTTAAAACGGCGCTCTTAGATGGTGCAAAACTGGTGTAAAAATTTAATAAAAAATTTCTACTCTCAGAGTTAGTTAGGATTTTATGCGAAAATCCGAACATTATTAGTTTTCTTCCTTTTCCGAGAACTTCAAAAGTAAGGATATACTTGAGGTAGAAATCTACTTACAGGTGACAGGCAGGCGCTCTAACCAAACTGAGCTACACCCCCAGACGTGCTTGGTGCAAGAATGGTGCAACTTGTTAGAACTCTGTCACCGCTCAAGATCCAAAACTTCGGCTCTCACTATTAATATAAGCATTTATATCAGATAGTAAAGGATGGTTTTGCACCACTAAACAAATCTAAATCTACGTACTTTCTTAGCAATACGCTTAGGTTGTTTAGAGAATTGCTTACCTTTCTTCTTATCTCTTCTTTTTGCTTTTGTCGTAGCAGCATATTCCGCTGGTGATAAAGCTTTGATAGCGGCACTTGGCAAATATCTTTCGCCAGTGACACTTGATTTTTTTCCAGATTTTGTTCGCCATTTTTGTTTTGACCAGGATCTTAAAGATCTCTGCCTTCTACTTAATGCCATTACTTATAACCGCCACCAGCTTTCTTATACCGCTTGGCAAGCAGTTGTGCTTTTCTAGCACTCCACTTACCAGCAGCAGTTCCTTGGATATTAGCAGCCAATACACGATTAAAAATACGCTTCCTTAAACCAGGCTTTGTATAGTTACCTGATTTGTTAACGGAACTTTTTCTTTTTTTTCTTGGCATTTTTCTTACGCTTTAATTTACGAAAGTCAGCACCAGTTATTTTTCCAAATGGTGGAGCAGCTTTCGCGATACGCTTTTGTCTTGATGATAACTTCATTACTTTTTACCTTTTTTGAAGTTACTTTTAGCAGTTACTTTGTAACCACCTTTACTCTTATTCTTTTTCTTATTTTTTGATTTTTTCTTACCGTACATATTTTTGACCTCTGTTATATTCCGTCATACAATCTCGAATTGGTGGCACACCTATCATCTGATAGATCATACAAAAGATCTTACCTTCAGCTGTAACAACAAACGTCTCTGAGTGTTGCTTGCAGTGATGACACTTAGGCGCAATTATTACCTTGCGCTTTTTTCGTTTTCGCATTTAAGAATGGTTGATGATTAACGCCAAGCTTTACAGCTCCAGTACCTAGCTTTTGTTTTAGGTCCAGGAGTGCTGCATCTATGGCGTGATAAGAAACTCTTCCGAGCTCCTTTGTTATTCTTACGGATCTTCATATTTGGATCACCGAAAGAAACTTTTTTCACCTTGCTGCCAGCTTTCACATACACAAAAGACTTCTTGCTTCCGCCTCTTTGTGGTTTATTTAAATTAACTTTTCTTCCTCTATAGATAGCCATTAGTCTAAATTAGATATGCTTATGATCTTACCGTCTTTCACTACGGCTTTGACTTTCATACATCTATATTCTGCATTGTTTGAATGACGAGTTGCTATCCTTTTTTTTTCTAAGCATTTTTGTACATTCTTCATCAGTAAGTGTTCTTTCAAAATTGGCGGATCGCCTAGGAACATCAATAAACTAATTACCACTTCCATTTAATTTTCTCGTTAAGTTTAATAAGTATTCAATTTTTTTTTCTGCTTCTTTAAGATCCTCTTCTAAGTTTTTAATCATTACTTGAGAGTGTATATTTTCATCTAGTAATTCTTGATGCTTAGCAATCAAACCTGCGTTATGTTCGATAAGCATATAGATCTCTAAATTCTTAGGTGTCTGTTCTGCCTTCTTTAAAAGGTCTGAGCTCATCAGCTGATCTTGCGTCTCTAAAGTCGTTATTCTGTTTGTAAGAGCCGTGTAGCCAAATACTGTTGAAGCAACTAAACCTACCACCATAAGTAGATTAGCAATAGGCATTGAGATTTTTGACTTATCTGAAATATTTAATTGATCTTTCACCGACCTTGACCTCTACTTTTCTTCCTACGATTTTTGTTTTTATTTAATCTTTTTGAATGTCTGCCAGGTCGTTTCTTTCGTGTGCGCTTGATGTATGTATTAACACCGAAAAGACCTTTTTTCTTAGCCATCTACTTCTTAAAGATATTAGAGATCTTGATACCAAAGCTTGCAGCTACAATAGCTCCAAAGATATAGAATATCTCTGATGGCATTGCAGATAAGACTTTAGCCCAGTTCATAAATCTTTCTGTTTCACCAATTAGAGGCAAACTTAAAATGACTAAAAACCAAACTAAAATAAGTTCATCTTTAAATGAACCTCCGCTTTGTTTTATCTTTTCTATTTGAATATCTTTTTGACATTCGATCTCTGTATTACGAGCAACCTCTTTCTTTTTAAGATGGTGTTTCAAAGCTCCAATAGAATTTTCTAATAATGTTTTTCCTAGTAAATTAAATAGCATTAGTATTTCCAAGCGTTAGGACGCATATTAAATCCGTGTTCGTGTGTAAGATTATCGATATGAATAAATGTTTTTGCGATACCTAAACCAGTAACTTTAGTAGCAAAGTAATCAATAAGTTCTTTTCTATGTTGACTATCTTTAACTCCAATATCTAAAGCGTGACCTGTAGTGTGAGGTCCAGCTTCACCAGTTGAACTTACACTAGCATTGTGAGAAGGACATCTGTAAGCACTTGTAATAGATAAAGGTCCTAGCTCGTCTCTAGCTGATTGAACTAGATCTATCATAGCAGCATCTATTTTTACTTTGCTGCAGCATTTACATTTAAATTCATCAAGTGCGAAGTTCTTCCACTCTGTTTTCCACTCTGATTGTTCGTTTATGTAAGTTGACATATATTAATTTAACTCCAAGTCTTATTTGTAATTCTGATCTTTCTCTTTTTCGGTGATGACTGTCGTTATCTGTTTTAACGTCAAACAGTTCAGTCTTTCCTGATTGAATATTTAGTCTGATAAGATCGATAGGACCTATTCCGCAAAAATTTGTAAATACGAAATGATCGTCATCGATTAGGTGTTGAGCAGCAAGAAGATGTGCTTTGATACCTCTGTTATAGAACTGCATTTAGAAGAACGAATAGCTCACCTAAAACAACTAAACCTACTGCACCTAACACATATAAAATACGATCAATATCCGTTTTTATATGCGCAAGATGATTGTTCTCTAGTGTGTCTAGTTTCTGTTTTATTAAAGCAACATCTTTATCTATTTTTCTTAGATCGTCATCCATCATAAATTATTCCTATTCTGGTTTTGTTGGAAAAGTAACAGCTTCAACATCTGCAGCAGTAGCATCGTCAGCAATCGTGCCAGGAAGATTTCTTAGGTCTTGTCTGTACGTTGTCATAGCTTCTGACATAGTAACATCAGATAAAGCATAGAAATCAGTCTCTGTTAAAAGTCTGTTTCTTTTAGATCTTAGACTAGCCATTGCTCTATCTTTAGCACCAGCTGCCCAAGCCGCTTCTTCTGCGTCTCTTGCTGCTTCTTCTTCTGCTGTAAATTGAATACGGTCACCATTGACCATTTTAAATCTTGGCATTTGAACTCCTATTATTATTAATTATTATTATTATTGATTGTGCTTATTTCACTAAGCTAAAATTTTTTATGCAACTCCATACATATCTATTGTTCCAGCGTCTATGTTTCCTGATGACATTTTAAACTGCATAGCATCAATAGCTGAAGTCGTATTAAAATATCCAGCTATAAAATCATTACCAACATATTTTGCTGGACTTGAATAACTTACATAAGCTGATGAACTTATAAAATGTTTTGTAAAAGTAGTTGATGATGGTTCAAACAAATTTAAATAACCTGAATAGCTATCATCATTATCAGTAGGAAATTGCTCTACTGATATTGGTATAAAAGAAGTTGATTGTGCCGCATCTGAACCTGATGAATAAGCCAATTGTGTAAAGCTACCAGCTTCATTATGTGCCGCACCAAAAGCACTTGAAGTGCAAGTTGTATTATAATTTGACCCACTATCTGTACTTGCTTGAAAAGTAAATTTTGCATTTGCTGATGCGTGAATATTATTAAAAACAAATATATATTCTTTATAAGTGCTAGTAAGACCTGATGTAATGCTTAAACTTGCTGATGAACTAGCTGTTGATCTTGATATAAAAACTAAATTACCAAGTCCTGTTATGCTACCAAAAGCAGTTGCGTCTTTTACTCCTCTATTATTTAATTTAATTATACTCATTATGATTTACTCAATCCATACATTTTAATTACACCGCTATCTATGTTACCACTAGAAAATTTAAAATCTATTGCATCAACAGCAGATGTGGTGTTTCCGTAACCAGCAACAAAAAGATTATTTGCTTTATCACTATCATTTGTTCCGCTTGCAGTTAATATAAAGTGTTTGACAAATGTTGTTGAACTAGGATTAAACAAATATAAATTTCCTGCACAGTTTTGGTCATTATCATTACCACAAGCGTGAACTAAATTTTGATAACTTGTACTCTGCGCTAAATCATCTGTTGCCGCATAATTTAAAACAGCTTCTCCATCATTTTCTGAATGATAAGCGTGAAAAAAAGTTGTAGTTTTCGTAGTGTTATAATTTGAACCACCGTCAGTTGACATATTAAATGTAAAATTAGCACCATCAGTAGCTGGGTGAATATTTATAAACTTAAATAAATAAGTATCGTATGTGCTATTAATATTAGAAGTAAAAGAAGATGAAGATACTCCTGATGATATTGTGTTTGTTGTAATTAAATTCATTGCGCCACTTGATAAACCAGCAACTGCTGTAACGCTACTTATAGAATTGTTATTGTATTTAACTAACGCCATATAATTTTATAACTCCACTATCTATGTTGCCACTAGCAAATTTAAATTGTATTGCATTTATTGCTGATGTTGTATTAAAATAACCAGCTATATACGCATTTTGAGTATAAGGTGTAGTAGTCATAGCATTTGATACACCTATAAAATGTTTTACAAAAGTTGTATTGCTAGGATCGAAAAGATGAATTGTGCCTGAGCCACTACCATCATTATCATTTACAATTCCATTAATTCTTTGAAATCCTGTAGATTGTGCTAAATCAGCAGACGTATTATAACTGAAATCTGTTTCTGCATCATCTTCGTTATGATGTGCTTTAAAATAAGTTGTGGTCTTTGTAACATTGTAATTTGACCCACTATCAACAGAAGCATTAAAAGTAAAATCTGAAGTGCTTGCTCCGTGAATATTTATAAATTTAAAAATATATTCTTTATAAGTACTATCTATTCCACTTGTAAAATCTAATGAGGAACTGCTACTAGCTGTCTGTGTAGATATTAAATTTAAAGCACCACCTGATATTGAAGCTGGTAAAGCTGTGATTGATGATAAGGAATTGTTGTTAGCAAAGTTAAGAGCCATTGATTACTCCTTTGGATTGTCTGATTTTACTTTAGCTATTGCGTCTTTCCAAGTTGTAGTACCATTAACATTATCCCAATACTGCATATCAAGTTGTTCTTGAATTGTAGGATAAGCAACTTCTCTATCTCTTTGATATTGTTTAGCATCATACTCAGCTTGTAGTTCTGTTTGTTTTGCTTCTATATCATTTACAGAAATAGGCGTTGTATTATTATACCAAGTAATTTGATTTACATCTTCACCATTAATTGAAAATTTTGCTTCAGAATTAATTGCTAATATTGCTGTCGATAAATCTATCATTATGCTCCTATCTCTATTGCTGTTATTGTTGAACTTCCTGTATGATTATCACTATCTTGTCGTCTATTTACATAAACTGTACCTGATGCTTCTCTAGCAGTTGCTACTTTATAAGTCGTTTCACTGGTTGAACTTGGACTGTCTAAAAAAGTAATTGAAACATTACCCATATTACCATCATTGGCTATTGTTGCTTTTAATGAACCACTTCCAGGTTGTAATAAATTTGTTGAACCTCTAATTAAATTAAAAAATTGAGTATTGCTAGATACAGAATTATATATTTGCACTAAAACTAAAACCTTACTAGACGTAGCAGATGGAGTTATAGCTACACTTAAACCTGTAATATCTGCAAAGCCACCTGAGTAAGTATTTGTTGTGCTAAATGTATCTGTTTTTACTGTTTGAACAACTTGTAAAACTTTACCACCACCAGCGGCAGCAAATGTATTATCACCTCTTAAAAATGTAGTAGCATCTTTAGTTCCTGTTGCTGTTAGTTTAGCAAGAGATACTGTACTGTCAGATGGTACTCCAAGATCAAGAACATTACCAAGTATCATTACAAAATCTATTACGTCACCAGTTGCTAAGTTAGAAGCAAAAGTTAACGTAGATCCTGATACGGTAAAACTTGTTCCAGGTGATTGAAGTATGCCGTTAAGACTGCACAACACGTGATTATTCGTTTCTGGTACTACGTTAGTGCTAGCAACTTGAAGTGTGTATGCTGCTTGTCCATTAACAACAGAAATCGCATCACACTTTTGATAATTTCCTATTGTTGGCTCTTTACCTATATATGCCATTAGCTATGCTTCCTCCCATATAATGAAAATCGTCCACTTGCTATATTGCCTGAGTTCCAAAAAAATCTAACTCCTGAAACTGAATAGTTATCACTATTATGATATTTACTAAAACCACCACCAAAAGCGTAACCATATTCTGCACCTGTTGTTGCATATGTCTGAGTAAACATAAAGTGTTTCCAATCAACTGTTTCGTGTACATCATATATTGTAACTTCTAAACTAGCACTTTCATAAGTTGCACTTCCAACAGCTTTTCCAAGAACTGCGTGGTCTGTACCATTACCATTACTATCATTTTGAAATGCTCCTGTATCAGCACCATCAAAAGACCATTGATAAATACTACTATCAATAATACTTCCAGCATTATTAAAAAATCTTAATTTAAATTCTTGATTATCAGTTGTCGTATGAACATTTTGAATAACTATTTTAAAATCTGAATAGTCTGTTGAAAAAGAAGTAAAATCTACTTGTGCAACTCCACTCGTTACATCAGTTGATGAAATAAATTCAAACATTCCACCACCTTTTAAATAAGAAAAATCTACTCTCTTTAAAGTTCCAGCATCAGAAACTAATAACTCATCTGTGTCTGCTGGTGTTGCACCTAAAGCAGTGTGACCAGTGATTACGTTTGCATTAAGATGTTCATTTTCAACTGCGTTGTCTGCTATCTTTGCTTCAGTAATAATATCATTTGTAATATCACTTGAAGTCAAAGCTACTGGTGCTGGTTTCTTTCCTACATATCCCATATTAATTTACCTCTTATGAACTGATTGCATCTACTGCCGATACCCATACATCTAATGATGAAGCAGCTGATGAAACT